CCGCATCTGCTGTTGAGCCGGCAAACGTAAGGTCAGGAACTATGCGGTACACAAAACCAAAGTTATGGCCATCACCAATGTCAAACTCAGAGGAACTAATGTACGCATTAATTGGAGCGGCTGTACCTGTTTCAAAATCGTCAATACCATCTTCTTGATTTACCAGCAAACCGTTGTACGTTGCCGCGATAGGGAATGACAGCAAACCAGAATCCAGCCAAGCCGTGCGCCCCATCGTGCCGTAGTACCAAACTTTTTCAAGGTAGTTGTACACCACGTAGCGGTCGCTTACAGTGCTATCGCTTGAGCAGTAGAACCACCATATTTCATTAAATGCCTCGTTGGTGCCGGCATATACCTGCTGACGCTGCTGGATATTTAAGTCTTGGAACACGTACCGGCGTAGGTCACAGCCAAGCGTTTGGACGCGACCATCGTACATGTAGAACTTATCCACACCCATCCAGTAAATCACGCCAGACGCCAGTGCTACAGCGTTAGGCCCCATAACAGAAATGTTGTCCCCTAGCAGTTCCGTCTTCCAAACAAACGGAGGCCCGAGATATTGCAGCGAATACACTGCTTGGTCGGTAAACACCACAATCTCTTGGCGAGACTGAATAGCCGTTACAATTTCTGAGCCATGCGACAAACGGATACTACCTGCCTGATTCGTAATGGCCGGCGTCCAGACAAACGGATTTTCTTGATCCGACCAACGGATAAGCATCGGGTCTAATACGGTTGAGCCATAGTCATTTGTGCCGAAAGCCAGCAAAAAGCGAGAAGCGTCGGATACAAGTAAGTAGTTCTGGAAAAGCGGCGTATCCGCATCGCCCAATAAGGCAAGATTAATACCCCGCTGGGATACGTATTGCAGGCCGGATTGTGTGCCAGATGTACTAATTACGGTAGATAGCGTGTACGTTAAACCTGTTGGCGTGCCGGCCGTAGTAGTTACGCCAGCGCCGCCCGGAGTAGTAGATAGGGTAAATGTCGTGCTGCCATTAGTTGCAACGATGTAATACGTTGTTGGGTCAGTATAGCCAGTAATAGAACCTGTTCCGCCGTAAGTACCGGAAAGCGTTAAAGACTGCCCTACGGCAAGCGCAACGGATGATGCAGCACAAGAAAACTGCCCGGCAATACCCGTAATAACTACAGAAGTTAATGTTGCAGAAGGCGTTGCGGAAGTGGCTAGATTAAACGTATTGCCCGTCGAGTTAACTACGTAGTACAGCGGGCCAACGGATAAGCCCGTAGGCAGTGCGCCAGTAGATGTTAGAGAAATTGCCGTACCGTTTGCAATATAAAATCCAACAGGCAGCGTAACAACGGCGGCAGCGCCAATGGTGATCGTAAATTGAATATTACTAACGCCTACGCTAGCTTTCCAGTAGTACAACCCACCACCACGCGGACCATATACTAAGTCTTCGCCAAAATTGTAGTTGCTCCAAAGCTGCAAGGAATTAACCACAACCTGCCCATTGCCCCATGTCCCTAAGCCCCAGCCGCCAACGCCCCAACCAGTTAAGGGGACTTGAATATCTGGCCCGACATTAAGCTGATACTGGGTAACGACACTTCCACCACCCGGAGAGCCGGCAACATCCGTTGCATTAGCCGTGGCGCTAACTGTAATGGTGTAGCTATTATCATCAATAACGGTAACTTGAAATTCGCCAGTTAAGACGGCTATCGTAATATTGCCACCAAGGCCCGTAATGCCTGCGCCGCTATAGGTTACAAAATCCCCAGTACCGCAACCGTGCGCAGTATCTGCAACCGTAATAACGGCGGAGCCATTCGTGGCAGTAAAGGGGTTGGTAAGCGTTACTGTCTCACGGATAGGCGTGATGTCGTAGAACGCACTGCCTTTGTTAATGTAATACTTTAAGTTAGTGCCAGTTCCGACAAGATTTTCTGCGGCTAAAGTAACCCAGTTCCATAATGCTCGGCACACACCCAGAAAAGTATCTACGCTAAACGGCGTCCAGCCACCAATCTTCTCAGGGTTGCCCTGACGGAAACGAATCTTGTCGCACTCGTACCAGCCGCCTTCGGTGGTGTACCGCGTGTTCTCGCGGTTAACGCCTGCTTTAAATAGTATCTTTGATAATGGCATCTTTTACCCGTTCAGGTACATTGCACGTTCATCTTTACGGCGGGTTTCCAAGCCCTTCTGGACTATACCACCCGCCATTCTGTATAGCAGAAAAGCATCACTAGCGCCACCAAAATCGCCACGGTTGTGCCTAGCACGGATCGACGAACTCTTTAATCGGCCTAGCCCAGCATTGAATGCAAAACTGACAAGTGCGTTGTACCTGCCTTGAGTAAGCCCAGTAGGGCACAGACGTAAAACACCTCTTTCAAACCGAGCAAGGTCTGCTTTAAGAATCTCATCCACTTCGGCATTCGTTAGCCCCCTGTCCCACTCTGCTGGACACTTTAATAAGCCCGCAGCTTTAGCTTCCTTGCGCTGAACGAACGTCATTTCCAGATGCGCTTTCGGCGCTATCAGATGCCCAACCCCCGTCGTCCATAACAGCACACTGTCCAAGTAAGGCTTCTTCCTTACCCCCTCGTGGTACTTAAGCTCGTGCAGGGCGGTGAAGTTCATTTTTTGCTAAATGCTTGTGTCCCGAACCAGAACGAAATTACAGACGCCCAAATGGTCTGCGTATCATCGTCCCAAACTAAGTCCATCATGTCGTGAAAGGGTGCGTTCATTGTCCATGCGTACCAGACACCAGCAATATCGACAGCTACTAGCAAGAAGAACAGCCCGTAAGTAATTGTAGGTCGTACCATCGCACGGGCATTAATCACCCACTGGGATGCACCTTTACCAATCTCGATGTCGTGGGCGTAGAGAGACTGCCGTTCAGCCGCTTGGGTCTGAATACTAATCTGGTCAGTACGAATTTCCTCGATATGCTCCTGCGCTTGGAAGCCAGCCTTCTGCATCTCCATTTGCGCTTGTACCTGAATCTGAGCCATCGCCAGTTCGTGTTTCTTGTCCTGCTTGTCTTGGAAGAAGTCTAGTAACTTGGGTAGACCGCCGCTTAAAAACGAGATCAAAGTTGTCAGTAAGGTCATCATCAGTCTTTACCCCCGTTTTTAAACATCCACCACACAGCGTACATAATAAAGCTACTGATCGACACGCCGAACACCACGGCCAACCACTCTTGGATATTCTGGATACGCTGCTCTTTCTTGCGCTCAATCTCCCGCAACCGCATACGCTCCAGCCTAGCTTCTTCTTCTATTGCATCTCGCCGGTCTTGGATAATCTGGTCACGGCGCTGGCACATCTCTTCGTACAGACCAGACTCGTTACCAGAGCCGTAGATCAGAGCCTCGCGTAATTCAACTTCCATCTTGAACATCTGGCGCGACGCAAACATTGCATCGAGCGCCTCGGCAGTAGCATCTTTCTGTACCGGTTTGCCTAGCTTCTTGTCATGCTCCTGCTGGACTACCGCCGCTTGAATCTCGCCCTGCGCCGTAAAGAACGCACTGATGTCGTGGTAGCACTCCTGCACTTCCTTGCCGAGCGCAATAGCTTCCTTAACCCCAGCAACAGCCGCTTTGGCTACTGCAAATGCCGCACCGATTGTGATTGGGTCCATACATTGTTATTCCAAATAACGCTATAACTGAGTAACAGTTGAAGTTAATGAGGTTGTTGCGCCTGTTAACCCACTTGCTGATGATCCCAGAGAAGAACTACCTGCACTTAATGATGATGTTGCCGCCGTTAAGGTTGATGTGGCTGCTGTTAATGTTGTGGCTGCATATGCAATGGAATTTCCGCCAACAGAATATGTTCCGGTAGCCGAGCCGTCTGTGGGCAATTTAGCAAAGAGAAAATCATAAACATTAGACGCAGGACTTCTAATTTCAGTTTGACCTACTACATATATGCTTGTGGCATCAACAGCAATTCCAAACCCCTTATCAATACTAGTGCTGTAAAGTCTTCGTTGCCATTGAATAGTGCCGGAAGTGTCGTATTTTGCTATTTGCATATCGTAGGTTCCACCAACATTGCTAGTGCCAACTACATATACATTAGCTGCCGAATCTACCGCTACCCCGTAAGCAATATCAATTGACGCACTACCCAACCTACGCTGCCACTGAATAGTCCCAGAAGTGTTGTATTTGGCGATTAAAAAATCCTCATTTGCTCCGCCGTTATTGTCTGCGCCAACTATGTATACGTTAGCAGACGAGTCTACTGCTACCCCATAAGCGGTACTTGCCCCCGCGCTACCTAAACGTCTTTGCCATTGAATAGTGCCGGAAGTGTCGTATTTTGCAAATTGGAAGGCATTCCCCGAAGCATTACTTTTTCCAGCAACATAAACATTAGACGAAGAATCTACCGCAATACTGTAGCCAATAGTGATAGTCCCCGAGCTTCCTAGATTTCTTTGCCATTGCAAAACACCGTTGGTACTAAATTTTGCAAGTTGTATGTCCGTAGAAACACCAGAGCCATTACTAGAGCCTACAACGTATACATTGGCAGAAGCGTCAATAGCCAACCCATAACAATAATCAGAATATGAACCTAAGCCAAGCTTTACTTGCCACTGAATAACGCCTGAAGTATTGTACTTAGCAATTAAAAACTCATTACCGCCGTCAAAGTAATACCCCCCTATATACACATTCCCGGAAGAGTCTACTTGTATGCCGGACCCGTAATCATTGCTTGTTAGGCCAAGGCTTCGCTGCCATTGAATAACTCCGGATGAATTGTACTTTACCAATCCAATTTCTTGATTTGACGCTAAGCTTCTAATGGTTCCAACAAAATACATGTTCCCATTGGAATCAACTGCTATTCCTTGACCAAAATCATCTAGCCCGAGATTAGTTGATCCGAGTATACCGATCCAACCTTTGCTGCCAACGGATGCTAAGAAACCAAATCCTTTTGCAGAAGCCGCGCCCCTTGTTCCTATTAATGGCATTGTATTTCTTCCTTACGCAAATTTAGTTTGCGAGGCAAAAACTGTATATGTTGGAGTCGCTGCGGTTTTTACAATCGTATATGAATAGACATCAATACTACTGGCATTACCGGCCGCAGGAGCCGTGCCACCTTGCCATTTTGGCGTAACTGCTACGCTGTCTACAGTAAAAGCAGAAGCGTAATAAGCCGTCGCGCCTTGCTGAACTAAAAATGCAATCGTAACGGACTGACCAACGGAAGTTAGCGTGTTAAAAGTTGTTCCAGCAGACCCTCTAACATTTACCGTAAAGTTAGCAGAAGCATTAGTGGTGTAATACAAAACACTTTGCGTAGTTACATCATAATTAATTATGCCCGTAGCCGCAGTAGCCGAAATTGTTGTTACTTCCGCAGCGTCAGCAAGTACTATTGCTAGGTTACTTGCTGTCCCACTAAAAGTTTGTGGTGCAGTAAACGTAGTCGCAGTTCCCGGAGCAACATAGTCAGTACCGGCTGTCGCCGCAGTAATAGCCGATGTGCCATTACCCTTGATTACGCCTGTTAAGGTTGTTGCGCCAGTTCCGCCGTTTGCCACGGGAAGCGTTGCCGTTACGTTTGTCGTTAGGTTGACAAAGGTTGTGGACGTTGAGCCTGTTCCGCCTGAAGCAATAGGCAGCGCCGAAGCCAGGGTTACCCCGGCAGCAGCTACGGTAAGTTTAGTAACCCCCGCTGCTTGTAGTGCAAGCTGACCAGACCCGTCGCCTGTAATGATCGCGCCGCCTGTAGCTGTATCCGCATTAATAATCGTAGCCATGTCTTACTCCAGTGCTTGTATTTGTGCAGATAACGCAGCTAGTTGCGCCATCAGTTGTTCTTTTGTCGGGGCGGGTGCTGGGGTAGGAGGAGCGTAAGCCGCATTTCTAGCCTCAAGCTCTGCAATTTCTTGTTCCGTATAATGAATTTCTATAACCTCACCAGTTGAAACATTGCTCGTAATGCTCTTAATCATGTCTTTGCCCCTATATATAAGCAATGTTTATTTCGCCCGCGTCAAAAGTTGCGCCGCTAACCAATATTCTTACGCGGTCAAGCTCCCCCGTTAATGACTTTGACCCAGATATAAAATTAGCCCAATACGTTGAAGGCGGCCCTGTGTATGCAGCATTACATACCCATGTGTACGTTGCTGCATTATATAAGGTGAAGGTTATTGTTCCAGTTCGCAACCAACTCGCGTGCCCAATCCCCTCTTGGAATGAGGTAGTTGATGTCGATCCAGTCGCAGTCGGGGTAGCTGTTCCGTTAAGACCATACCCTGCCCCCTCATAGCCAGTTGTCTCTATGCCCCCTGAATCCCCCAATTGAAATTGCACTTTCTCAGCAGAACTAACTGACACGCCTTTCAGCATTACCATAACCATCTTCGTTCCAGCCGGGATGCCGGTAAAGTCAATAGTTGCCCCAGAGGTTGATGCGACGGGGGTGCCTAACGTAATACCTACCGCATTTACCCACGTAGGAGCGCCGGCACCGCCCGAAGTCAATACCTGACCAGCCGTACCTGCCGCGCTAAATACAGGGGCAGCGCCTCCCGCAGAGTACAGTACGCCGCCAGCACTACCCGCACCCGTAAATGCAAGCTCAGACCCATCTCCGTAGCCTACGCCGCCTAGTGTCGGGGTGTTTGTACCATCTAAAATTAAGGCCATCGTTTACTCCAGTGCTTGAATTTTAGCCGTCAGAGCCTGTAGCTCTGCAAGCAGTTGTTCTTTGGTTGGGGCGGGTGCTGGGGCAGGCGGGACGTAGGCAGCTTCCCGCGCATTCCATTCCGCTTCTTCCTCAACAGTAAAAGGAATTGCCCCATTAATTGTCATGTGATGTCTTGGCATAATTATTCCTTAACTATTTACAATTCCGTAAAGACGGAATGTTCCTGAAGTAATATTCCCCGCACTCATTTGAAACTTTAAATTGGTTAAAGACGCAGTGCTTAATGTATTAAACGCCCCACCGTTTGTAAAGTAACCTTGTGCGGCAGAGTTGCCAGAAATAGTTTTAAAAGTTATATTTTTATAGGAGCCACTACCCGCAGGGTTATATATTTCTACTGTTCCCGATAATGCTCCCGCCGCAACGTTAGATAAACTAGACCCAACTCTAATTTCTGTACTATATATTTCACCCGCTGGTGTGGAACTACTAGATGATCCCCTAAACGCGTAGCCTAAATACCCGGAAGTTCTATACGTTCCCCCAACTTCCATATATACATAAAATTGAGATGCATCATTTGCTGGAACTACGTTTGTCATAGCTATTAGATAATTATCATATGTTCCAGCAAAAGGAATAATAACAGTGGCGCTACTACTGGCAACTACGGAAGATATAAAAATAAGGGCGGGCGCAGCACTTGGCGTAGTCCACGTAGGTGCCGCCGCGCTACCAGCAGAAGTTAAAACTTGTCCGTTAGTCCCGTAGCCCGGCGTAGAGCCAACACCAATAGAACCGTTTGCGGCCAAAGTAATAGAAGGCGTTGTGCCGTTTATTTGTAGTTGCAACGCACCCGTAGTATCGCCAGTGCTAACTAGCGCGGTGCCTGCTGATGTACCTGCTGAAATTGAACTCATCTCTTATCCTCTTATAGTACGACCCAGCGTTGGCCGGAAGCTACCGTAACTGAAATGCCCGTATTAATGGTCATCGGACCAACACTCATGCCATTAGTGCCAGTCGCAATTGTGTAATTGCTAGATACTACATCGTTGTTAACGTAAATACTACCAGCCGCCGAGGCTCCTGCGGTGCCCCAAGATAGCGTGCCAGAACCGTTGGTTAATAACGCTTGATTAGCCGTTCCGTCCGCGTTGGGCAAAGTATAAGTTACGCTTGCCGCCATCGCATCAGCAGCTTTTAAGCCAATATAATTTGTGCCGTTATCCGTATCTTCGTAAAGCTGAATCTGAGCGCCCGCCGAAGACGTTCCTTCAACTACAACCGTGCCTATAAACACACTTGACGATACGTTAACAAAGTCAGAGCCGTTCCATGCAACCAGCACCTTTAGCCCAGCCGCTACCGTTACGCCTGTTGTCGGACCCGATCCACGAATAACGATTGGTCCCGTACCTGCATTAATAACGATATACGCTTTACTCTGCGCAGGGGCTGTAATGTAGCGAGTAGTTGCGCCATTACTGGCAGTCCAAAGAATAACCGCGTTACGGGCTTGATTGGCTGATCCGTTAGTTGTGGTTAGCGTTACATCAGCATTTGCGCTAAGTGTCGTAGTTCCGGCAACGGAAGAATCCAACAAGTTCGTAATCGAGTTGTTGACCGTAGTGCCCCAAATGCCCGACAAGTCGCCGGTAGTAGGTAGCGCCAGACCAAGCAAGGGTGAGAAATTTGTGACTGCCATTTTATTTCCTTAGAAAACAAGCCAGCGTTGACCGCTCGGCACTGTAACTGAAACCCCTGAATTAATTGTAATTGGCCCAACGGACATACCATTTTTTGCCGTTGTCAGCGTGTAATTTGAGCTAATTACCAAGCTATTTTCGTATATTACGCCACCTGCTTGCGCACCGGGAGCCGCTACCCACGTAGGGACAGATGTACCATTAGACTGTAGAAATTGGCCGGATGTGCCATTGGCAATAAATCCCGTGGTACCAACGCCGGTTTGGTAATGCAACTGGCTAGCTGCGCCGCCCGCTACGTTTACCGCGCTGCCTGTAACTGAAATAGGCCATGTAGAGGAAAAATTAGTTGAATCTACTTGTAGTCCCAAGTTAGATCCCAGCCAACCAATATATAGTTTATTAGTCCCTTGCCCAGTTCCGCCGCCCTGCTGTACCGGCGTATAGCCAATCGCAGTTGCAGCAGATACCCAAGTAAACGCCGAGCCATTCCAATTGAGTAGCGTGCTGGCTACTGTAGGGGCTACCGCATACCCTGTGGTACTAGCCGCAGTATTGTAGACAATCTGATTAGCCGCGCCACCCGCCACATTTGTAGCAGTCGTAGCTGTTGTTGCATTGCCTGTTAAAGCTGCTGTGATCGTACCGGCAGCAAAATTACCAGACGCATCTCTGGCAACAACCTTACTCGCAGTATTAACCGAGGTCGCATCAACTGTAAAGGTACGCGCTACAGAGCCGTCATACGTTCCACCGCTAGTAAGATACGTGCCGGCAGTTAGCGCATTTGCTACCGACCCAGCTTGGCCTGTAATGTTGCCGGATACCTGCGAACCTGCAATAGCAATGTTGGTGTTGGTAACCGAAGATACCTGACCACTAGCGTTGGTTGTAATAACAGGCACTTGCGAGGCCGAGCCGTAAACACTGGCCGTGCCTACAGGCGTAATGCTGAACGTCGTATTGGTAAGGGTTAATCCCGTGCCGGCACTATAGACTTGCGATGCGCCAAACTGAGTAAAGGTTAATCCTGTCGTGCCGAAAACAATTGTTCCGGCAGTAGTCATTACATACGACTCGCCCGCACCAGTATCGCCTTCTTGTACAAAGAAATAATCGCCTTGGCCTAATGCAACCGTGCTGTTAGGTGCATACGTATCGGAGTCAGTGGCTCTTGTCAGCACCCAATTAGTACCGCCCGGATCCGGTGTGCCTACCGTAGTAACCGTATAAATACCATTCTCAAACGCATTGGTCTGGCTATATATCAGTACGCGGTTGCCGACAACCGTTAGCTTGCCATCAATCGTCAGTGCTGCTTTAGTTCCTGCATTAGTAAGCGTAGCGCCAATACCAGAATTTGCTAAGCTGGTAATCGTTAGCCCAGTTCCATTGGTCAGTGTAGTTATCTCTGAACCGTTATAGTTTAAAGATAGCGTAATATCTGTTGCGCTTGGTGTCGAGTAAACAAAATATGCAGCACCCGCAGTAATACCGTTTGTTGTACTGCCAAATACAATCACATCATTAGGATTGAGGCCGTGCGCGGCACCAGTAGTAAGTGTGGTTCCGCCAGTAATAGTTGTCCACGTAGGCGTTGTGCCGCCATTAACGTAGGTAGCCGTTAAATTCCCTGTTGTAATCGGTGACTCTAACCGTACTGGAGCATGAATGCTAAGACTTGTACTAGACATTAAGTCTACATACGCTTTGTTAGCTATGTCAGATACAGCCGTAGGGGCTGTGGCAACAGTACCCGCCGTTAATGTAGCGGTTCCTATAGTTGCCGTGCCAGTTGCACTTAGATTAGTAAACGCCGTCTGCACAAACTTACCAGCAGAATCTAACCACACGCCTTTGCTAGATGGATACGTAACAAATACATCTTTAGAGCCTGCGCCAAACGTAACTAAGCCGCCGCCTGCGCTGGAAGATAAAACCGTATTACGAGAAAGTGTTGTGCCGACAGAAGTGTATGTACCAATACCAACTTCCCAATCTCCTGTAGCCGCATCAGAAATAGCGTAATACGTAGTATTACCATTGCCAACAGCAGCAAAAGATTGAAAGCCCGCAGATGCGCCATTAAGGGTAAGCGTGCCAGTGCCCGCTGTAGTGGACGTTTCTTTTACCCGATCTGCTAGTACTAAAGCCATTTTGTATCCTTACGACGGAATTGGTGTCCAGCCGGGGGTTTGCGTGTCGTTTATAAGCTGCCAACCGGAAGTTTGCGAATCATTTATAATTTGCCAATTCGGATTCTGATTATCGTCAATTGAACCCCACACTAGCACGCCACCAATGGATACAACAAGCTGTATCCCCGTTACGTTTGCATTCGCCGTTCTTATTGCAGTTTGTGTTGCTACAGCATTAGCTAATTCCGCGACAGTCCCTACAAAAGCCACAGATGCACTTTGAACATTATCCCCGGTAGCACTTTCAGAAACTGCTACCGCAAAAATTCTAGTGCCCGCCGAGGCATCTAGCGCAGTTGCTACCTCAAGCACTGCGCTAAAATATCCTGCAGAGCCAGTGAAAGTAGCCGTCCCTACTACTCCCTCAATTATCGCCGCCAACAATGCCGCTGTATTGGCTTGACTTGCGGTAGCTACAGACTGTTCCACCACACTTGCCCGCATACTAGCTAAAACTGTTTGTGCGGCGGATGCAGAAGAAATCTCCGCCATGGCTGCATTTAATAAATTATTAGCCGTAAACTCATTTTCATAGCCGGTTGCAGTCTCTGCTATCAACCCGCCAAGCGAACTATCTGCGTTTAGTACCGCTTGTACCGTTACCGAATCTGCTACAGCCACATTAAACGTGTTGCCCCCTAACGCCGCAAAAGGCGCTTGGGAAAAGGTGACATCACCAAACAAGGCGGTTCCTAATTAAGCTGCGTCAAGCGAGAACGAGTAAGTAACACTTAATGTGTCACCACTATCAACCGTCTTATCCCCGCCAGTGAAATTGCCAACTGAAAACAAGGTTCCTGACGTGCCTGTATCTACGCTAGATAACAATGCGCCAGCAACAACAGTGCTGTTTACCAGCATAGCAAAGGTAGAAGGAGAGGCTGAATTACTAATAACCGAAGGATCAGCCGTAGTTGCCGTTCCAAAAGTCACTGTTTTACGATTGCCCGTGTATGCTGTTCCGGGGACCAGTTCAGTCCATCCGGCATGAATAGCAAGCGTATTGCCTGCCGCATACGTATTGCCGCTACCGGGGCCCGTTACTAAGCCTAAATACCATGCGCCCGTATATCCAACCCCAGCAAAGAATGACTGGTTCATGTATTGCAAACCTTCATTCACTACTAGGTTGTGAAAGGTATCTGCCCACTTCAACTGGCCATCTGCGCCTGTGCAAGTTACGGTAAATACACCGCCCCCTGTTGCACCATCTGCGCTACTTGGGCGCATGATAGAACTAGCGGTTACGTTATCTTGAGTTTGGCTTGACTCGATTGGCATAATAATTCCTTACGAAATACGCACAATGGCGTTGTTTGCATCTGTTGTTGGAAAAATAATTTGGAACGTATCGTTATTAACCAGTTTATCTGCCCCAAAATTCAATACTGCCACTGATTTATTACCATTAGATGCGTTATAAATTAGCGCACCACGCGCAGTAAATGAGGCATTTGTCCACGATATATTAGCAAACGAAAAATACGCGGTAGGTACTCCATCTAAGTTATCCGCAGACGTAGGCGATAAATTAATGGTCAATACCTTGCCTCCTGCAACATACCCTGTTCCAACTACTTCGTTAGTAGCGACATAAACAGTAGTGGTTTCACCTATGGTAGCCGCACTCGTGTATAGCGCAATTTTAAAAGTATCAGGGGAAGTAGGTCCAAAATTATGCTGGCTTTGCAATAATTGTATTTTAAAACTTGTAGTAGCTGATTGAGAAATAGCCATAACGCTACACCAATCGTATTAACGCAAAAGTCGGGTTATTGGCAGGCATCTGCAAAACAAAGTTTTCGTTTGTTGTGCTTTGAGTCTGGCCAAAATTTATTACTGCAATGGATTTATTACTTTTGGTAGAGTTGTAAATTAACGCCCCGATTGTGGTAAACGATGTTCCAGACCACGTTGGATTATCAAAATTTACATAAGCAATACCGTTCCCGGAACTTACTGTGACGTTGGTCAAAACAACACCGCCTGCGGTATATCCCGTACCCGAAGTCTCTCCAGTTGTTGTGTATACCGTAGTATCCGCACCCAATAAAGCAGAACTAGTGTAAAGCGCCATTTTTAATACATCGTCGGCAAGATCATGCTCACCTAGAAGAATCTGGTACTTAAAACTAGTCGTCCATGTTTGTGTAATAGCCATAATCAACTAACCGGTAATTTAAGTTGGCCATCACGATACGCATCACCACGCTGCTTACCATCACCCAGATTTTTCAACAAAGATAGTGCCTCTTTGTACTTTGTATCGTACAAAATCATCATATCCTGCTCGCCCTTCATGAAGGTATATGCCTCCACCAAAGAGCCGTATAAAAGAACTGAGTCAAAGTTGTCCCCAAGCCACGTAGTGCCTGCAGTAACAATAGACTGTGGGTAAAAATAATAGTGTAATTCAACCGCATAGTTTTGATCTGGAGTAGGGCCTAAGATAAGGCTCAACTCGGGGGTGTCTTGTCCTGCGGTAACTGTAGGGCCAAAAATAGCGTAGTACTTTGGAAAACTGGTAGTCGTTCCAGATGGATATACCTGACGAATGTAATTTACGTCTTTATTGAGTAAATAAGTATAGTCACCTTCATCGTCAATTACCGCCAATGAGTAAGCTGACAAAAAATCATCTGGGGCAGCTAGATATTTATTTCCGGAAGTAATTGATCCCGTGACATTTTTCCGTAAATAGGCAAACTGGACATTGTTGTAGATGCGTTGTTCGGCCTGTTTGACGAACGTGGCTAACTCTGTGCTAGTAAACTCATTTTGCACATAGTCTTGTATCGCGGCAGTAAGCTCTGCATAGTTCATGTGATCGTCACCGTAACCGTTCCAAGTACTCCAGCCGCTGTTAAAGGGCGCGCTACAGGAGCAGGCTGCATACCTACACTAGAAAAAGTAGAGTCGCCACCGTAAATAAGCGATACCCTAACTGTTTGTATTCCATCGGGCCTAGGCTGTTGTAGTGCAATAGGCTCATTAATTGCTCGTTGCGTATTTAGTTGCGGATGCTTTGGTTCATAGCATTCCTGACATACCTTAAACCCCGTCCATTCCTTTTTCAGCTCATTGAGCTTGAACTGCTGGCCACATTGGTCGCATATTCCAAGCGCAAATTTACCGGCGGTATAGGCCATCTTACAAACTAAAATCCGGTGTTAGGTATACGCTTGCAATGTCACGATCTTCTTGAGCGGCACGCGTAAACTCTTCATCATAAATCTGCTTCAACAAAACGATGCGATCAGGAGACTTTTTCATTGCTAAATAGTAAGCAAGACCTGCCACCAAACAAGGCAAGAAACGAAAAACAATGTCTGCTGTATTAGTAAAACCGCCCGTATCTTCAATACGCCTTACCCCATAATAGCGAAAAATGTATGGTTCTGAGCTATCAGGCGCAGGATAAACAAACAATTTAGGTGAAATTGTTCGTTGGACATAGAATTGGGAAGGACGAGACATCGTATTCTTATCAGGGAGATGCAAATACTCGTTCTGACTAATACGATCTATCGTAATATCTTGTTGCGTTTGACCTGATCCAGTACGAATAACCGCGGATAAGACATTTACAGTATCAGAAGGTAGCGTATATTCAGCTTGCCCAGATACCATTGTCACTGATCGCTGTTCAATCGTCCAAAGATTCAGCCCACGATTGGCCCACTCTGCAAACAATAGGTTCAAAGACACGCGAGCCGTGCGCATGTCAAAACCTTCTCTCGTCTCCAGACCACAACGCTCATACGCCTCGTTGATTAGGTCATCAAACTCAAGATTGAATGTAGAAGTGCCAGAAGTGGTCATTTAGCAAATCCTTGCTTTTTGCGGGCGGGCTTTTCCTACTCCCCGTACTTCTACTTCTCCGCCGCTCGCATATTCCATCATCTTATGCTTTTTACTGCCTGCAGTATGCTTCATTAGCGGGCCATTTTCTTTTGTATGGTGGCTTTTTGGCGCACTGCCGGGCTTAATCATTTTCTCAAAGTCAGGATCTCTGCGACTAGGGGTAACTGCACGGCCTATTCGGCTTATTGTGCCCCCTTTAGCGAATTCTTGCCCTTTGCTGGCCTTACTAAATTTCTTTGCTACGGAAACAGGAATGCCAACTTTTTTAGCAAAAGCTGGATTATGCGCAGCGGCATCCATTAGCTTCTTTTGTTTTGCACTTTTAGCTGGCATGCTTACTCTCCATTAAACGGTCTATCTTGGCATCTAACCGATCTAACCGATCCAATACCCTAGTAATATCCGCATGTACCTCTACCCGCGTAAGATATTCCTTTGCTACTTCTTCCCGAGTCTTATTCAAAAGTATTTGAATACGATGTAATTCTTCGGATTTCTCTCGCATTACCCAACCAATAATGGCCAGCAAAAAGGAGAGCAGTGCATTCCACAGTACCATTTCCATATCAGCATTTCCATCTTTTACGGGCTTGTCGTAACCGACTATCTGGGTCCGCTGCTGCCTTTGGAAATCTTTCCATCTGCCCCTCACTGCGTGCGCAATATGATTTCCTACGCGCAGCACGAGCAGCAGAAGGTTTATCTTCCGTTACCGCAGTACTCAACTTACTCCCCGGGTTAGCACGGCGATAGGCTTTTACGCCTTTCTCAGTCATCCCCGCCCCTGCCTTTGTCGGACGAAAATTGCCCGACTTGACAGAGGTTTTTATGGGGGATTCCTTTTTACGCGGCATAATCAGCAGATTTTAGTCTTCTGTGTGCGGGCTGCGCCATAGCCACGACCAGTGACACTACCACCGTCCGCGTAACAAGCTACGCCGCCTTTTTTCATGCCAATGCTCTTGCCCATAGCCATTCTTTTATGCTGATTAATGGCTCCTCCGTCCTTCTTCATCATAGGCACAGTGTCCATACTCAACATATCGTCGCCAGCCATACCTTTTTTGGTAGATTTAGCCAGTTTCATGCCTTTATCCATCGACATGCTCGACTTTTTACGCTTTTTATTCATCTTCATCATCATTTTTATCCCCTTATGCCCAAAAGAATGTGGCAGAAATAACAGTTGTAAGGTCGGCGTAAGCCCCGCTCTTAAACAAAATACCATCTTCAGGAAGCGACATATAAATTGCGCTACTTCCCGCAGGAACGTCTATTCTGTAAAGAACCGTGCCGCCATTGCCGTCGGTAATGGATACCGAACCTACCCCAGCGTCAGGAGAGACATATATCGCCTTAATACGGGTGCGGCCAGTGAAAATGGCCCCATCCGTAGTGCGGTATGTACTCTGTAAATCGCTCATGTATGCCATGGCGAACTCCTAGTTAGGTGGCAGAAAAGAGAATCGAAGCTGCCAACGTGCAGAAAGCATACGCAAACCAGCTTGTGCCATCACTAACCAATTCAACGCGGTCACCTGCAACTGAAGAACTTGCGACAAAGGTAATGGTGTCGTCAGCAGTACCTGTATCACCGGCTGCACCGGCGGCATTGTATTGTTGACCTTTAATGATGTTTGCGCCACCAGAAGTAACCACTGTGTAAGCAGTTCCTACAGGGGCAGCTACTACGATGAAGGTAAAACGAAGGCCACTAACTGGAGCAGGCAAAGTTGTTGCAAACTCTGTTGCGGAATTCAGGAAAATGGTTTTACCGCTATCCGCGGCAGTAAGCGTACTAGCTGCGGTTGCGCTAGAAGTTGCAATTGGTCCCAGAAAGCCATTGTTAGAAATGACTGGGCCCGTAAAGGTAGTATTAGCCATGAAAATATCCTCACATGCAAGTGGAGGCGTATCTGTCTGCATGTCGTCAGCCGGGGCTGTCAGATACACCGGAAAATCCCGGAATAACGCCAATATACACTATTGCCAATAAAAGAAAAGGGGGCCGAAGCCCCCTTTTTCAACTCTCCTATTATGCAGGAGTGTAGCCTTCTGAGCCCCAAATTGCACGAGGATCGGACCAGCCGAAGCTATAACGCTCACGAGCCTTATAGCGGACGTTGCCGGTATCAAAGTCGCCTTCAAAAGCGGTCTTGATCGCGGTACGCTGGAACATCTTCATGC